CGGTGGTCGCCGTATCATTCTGCTTTAGTGAGTTTGTCTGAGACCTTGGTGACTGATTTACGTGCCATTAAACAGCAGCCTCATCACCTGACACTGCATTCAGTACATCCTGTACTGTAGTGTCATTCTTCTTAGCGCGGGCCTTGATTGCTTCAAGACTTGGCTTAGTTGCCTTTACCTTGACCGTGCCCTTGCTGGCTTCCTTTTCCTTATCGATTAGAGTATCAGTAATAGTTGCCTGATCCTCTGCTGACTGAAACTCACGGCAAGTAAGCATATACTTGAGTGATTCAATCTTAGTCATCTCACTGGGCAATTCAATGAAGTCACAGCGACTTGCGCCGCCCTTCGTAAACTGCTTAACACGGCGGACCATGTCATCAGTGAAACGAACCTTAGCATTGCCATTGTGAACAGTAATACCAACAACCTTAAAAGTCTGAGTAGTCATACAATTATCTCCTTAGAGAGTTAAACAAATCGTGCGATATTGCACAGTTATAATGATAGCAAAAGGGCAATATAAAGTCAAGTGTTTTTTACCCTTTTGTTACCCATTATTCTTACACTAGATTCGCTGATTCTGAAATCAACTGCGAACCATACAACACACGGGCCAATTCAATTGCCCGATAGTTATCCGAAGCACTAACAGTTACCCGAATCGGGGCACCACTAGAGTTACGAATCCAAATCCAATATTCATTCATTTTTAGGGTCTCCCAAAAAACAAAGACAAAGTGAAAACAATTAGCACAATCCAAAAAAGTAGTTCGCTATACGATGCTGTATAGAAAATTACCTTATTATAAATTTCCTTAAGTTTACTCATTACGCCTCCACCACATAATTCTTGTTCCACTTACCGATGTTGATATCAGTGTAATACGCAGTGTCGAAATAATCCGTCATTGCATCACTGTTATCGTACCAGCCTGCACTCTTGAGGGCCTTGAAAGCATCCGTCAGAAATGCCTTAGCATCACCATCATAGTGATCCTGAAACCAGTAAGGGTTGACCTGATCATAACCCGAGGCGTTCGCACGAAAACCGCGAGACACCTGATAGTGGTCATTGCCACAGACACGGTTGCTGTTAGCGATGAAATCGATCTTGCCTGACTTGAGGGTCAGAACAATGCTAGAATGATTGCGAACAGACAAAGTGCCCTTGACGCCATACTTCTTAAAGATAGGCTTGAGAGCATTAGCGATGACTGCCTTGCGTTCTTGATTCATATAAGCCATTTCGTATCTCCGTTATCTCAGTGTCAATACATGTATTGTACGCCCAAACCCATTAAATGTCAAGCCTTTTTTATCCATTTTTCTCATTTTCTTCAAGAATTTTGGACAACCCGGACACCATTATGGTCAGACCTAGTAGCGAAAAAACAACAACTTCCCAAAGAGGCAGGGGTTGGGTACCAGACGCAAGTGCGTAATCATCGGTACCAGCAACCCCTGCCAGAATCAAAAATCCAATTAGAAATCGAATCATTTATCTTTCCAATCTTTCAGTTTATACATGTATTATATGCCCAAACTGAGTAAATGTCAAGCCTTTTTTATCCTATATAAATCAATAACTTACGCATATGGCCTATAGAAAATATGCGCACCGATTTGGACCATTCGTTTCTTTACTCTAGCCCAATACGGTCTCACATAATCTGCGTGATAGAACAACGCATCTTCTAGACCATGTATTCTCTTACCGTTTTCCAATACGTCACGGGCAATTCGCTTGCTTTCTTCCCAACGAGGACCTGCCGGCGTAGTCCACCTCATCCTATGATTGTTAGCCCATGAGAACTGGTAAGGTTCCAAAACAACTTCGCAGATACCCTTTTCGAATCGAGGGTCTTTCATGCGGTTGACAGTAACCTGTGCTACTGCATATTTACCAAGTTTACTTTCATGCCCGGCTTCGTGATAGATATTTTTTGCCATGCAGAAAATATCTGTTCTATTGTGCATGATTTTTTCGTTCGTATCTACTATTGACAAAAATTTTGGTTTTGGCTGTGAATATGATTTCACGACCGGGTCAACGGCGATAGGAATGGTTGCTACAGCAGGAGCAACTACAGGTGCGGGCTTTGCGTGAATATCACGGGTTAAACCCTGCCATAAGAATGCAAGAATCATAAGACCTAGCATAATTTTCCATGGCATTACTGTTTCAGATAGTTGTTGTTGAGAATAGTACATTTTCTTTCCTTATTAGGGCCGACTACGGTATAGATAGACTATTGTTATTGTCTTTATTACTATCTAGACGATAGGTAGCACTTCCGGAGGTTGGTGAAAAGGATGATGACCACATCCGAAGATATGGTCACCAATTTTTCAGTTTGCCTCGCGGCTTACTAGACGGCGATTCTCAAGCCGTCTCAAGCATGTTCGCAGGAACACGCCAATTAGTAGAGAACAATGAATTACTATTTTGTTCCCTAACAATCACAAACTTGCGATTGATTTTAGTGACGGTACCGAGAACGGTACGACCATCACGTGAACTGACAAACTTGACGGGTAGACCAACAGACAGACTGCGCTTCGTTTCCTTGGTCAACTGTGCCCGGGCAAACTTTAGGGCCATAGTGATCGAATTCAACTGATCGTTCGTGAAGTTACCGAACATGATCGCCTTATTAACTTGATCGATAGTCATTAGCAGTTCCTCTTTCTCAGTTTCAATACTATGTAGTATATGCCCAAATCGATTAAATGTCAAGCCTTTTTATAACTTTTTTTCGGGGACAAATCCTTCGGGCATGTCAGCCCCGTCCCCGAATAAGAATGATTCGCATTGAGTCCTTAGATACTTACGTGCCTCAGGATCCAACGCATTAATACGGTTCTCATTGACTAGCATCGTTTGATGCTTAAGCCAAGAGTCCCATGCCTCTTTACTCACAGTTTCAAAGATACGTTTCCCAAACTCTCCGGGATAGGGAGGGAACGTTAGTCCCTCTGTTTCCCTGTTTAGTACTACGCAATTAACAGTCCTCATGAAGCCACTCTCTCTTACCGAAACGAGGCTTACGACGGTACTGGTTCTTTGGCTCAACACGTTTGCACTTGAAAGGACTGTCGTTATCAAACAACACCTTATGTGCGCGGTGTTTGGGACGCTCTAACGTGAAATGAAGAGTTTCTTTTTTCATAGTAAGTGTATCTTATACCCAAACAGATTAAATGTCAAGCCTTTTTCTTAAATTCTTTATCCACATAAAACTGGATCAGTTCTCGCTGAATTTGTGTCAGCAAATCACCATGATCCTCATTAACAACGAAACGTACCGGACAACGTGCCCAAGAACGGTTCTTATTAAAGTCTGCAAACCACTGTCTATGCTCTTTAATAGTAGGATCAAATACTACATAGGGACGACCATAAAATGCTAGTTTCGACATAAAATATTTAACTCCGAGTGATGGTTTAAAAACTATTATATTAACTCATTACAACGTAAATTCTACACGCTTTACCGCACGTAGAGTAAAACTTCTCCAGCCACTTGCCTCTAGATCATATACAGCAACAACATCGTCTGTTTTCTGCTTTCGAGGTTCCTTATCTTCCTTTACTTCTACTTTAGGTAGTTGTTCAGGATTCAATGTACATTTCATAACACGTTCTGTGCCATCTTTCTTAGTAAAGGTTACTGTTGCAGGACCTACCTTCAACATATCCTTTAGCCAATCACGAAATGTATTCCATTCACTATCAGTCCAATCGGCTGTTGGACCCTTAACATCAATTTGATTCATTCTGCTCTTTCCAAGTTGTGAAATGATTTTTCATAATAAGGTCATCAGACCATCCACTGAATGTGGGATTTTCTTTACGAAACATCTCTAGTGCTTCATCTTGTGTTACTACACGATGACTGACAATGTTTTCACCGATATGTTCCTGATAGAATTCTTTTGCTTCTTCACATGTAACAGTATCAAGTGCCCACTTTGCCTTGTCATTGCCATAGTCATCAGTACCAACAGGTACTTCTACCATGTATTGTAGTCGAAACAATGAAACTGCTTCGACTAGTACCCACTGGGTTTTCGGCTTCTTAGTCAAAGTAAAACTCCCGTCTTTATTGTCAGTCCAAATAAGTTCATCACCTTCTTTCCAACCAGTTTCTTCTAATAAATCTGGTGGAAATTCTAGGATACTGTCTCCGGTATCAGGATCCTCTTTTACTTCTAGTATCCAACGTTTCATGTTAGCAACCTTATTAGTCCTACTGTATCAATGGTAGTTAAAAGAACATAATTAGCAAGCATACCAAAACTACGGCGAGTATAAGCGGCCCAGGAGTAGATAGCACAGCCAGTAATCCAAAGAGGATAAAGTAAAAGCAGAGGAGGATTAGGAACAGTAAGGGCCATAATAAGAGAACAACCAATACTAAGAGCCCATGCCACAACTTCAAGGGTGAACCTAACATGGTTACTCTTTAAATCCTCTTTTATCCATTGAAAGATTCCACTGAGTGTATCATTCATTATCTTCCTTGTGTTTATCAATGGCTAGTTGAATAATTTCTTCTACCATTTTATTAAGTGTAATATCACGCTTATGTGCCATAAGCGCAATCTTTAAAATTTCATCTTCATTCAAATCCAACGGTACTTGAATACGCTTGTCAAAACTATCATCACCATTAAAGATGGCTAATGCCTTTTCTAAAAAGTCATCTGCTGATTCCAAATCAATCCACTTAATATCATCCCACGCCTGTTCTGGATCGATGTTGCGTGATTCTGCTTCATCCAAATAGTCTTGCTTATATTCAGGATTCAGCCAGCGATAGGGTCTGATATCAGGATCCCAAGTGTCTGTATCTACAGAGACATTGACCTCATAAACCTCTTGCGTTTCGGTGTTGAATACCGCACTGACATAAGCATAGTCACTGCGGTATTCTAAGAATCGTGCATTTTCCCAACAATCCCATAGATAGTTATCACCACCTGAAATCTTGTGATCAAATGCTTCATTCAAATCATAAACGTACATTGTAATCTCCTAACATATTACACACTATAATGCCTAATGGTGTGTTGTGCAAGTTAAACGGTAATATTACTTTACCTCTAACCTTGCTTTGATTTCCATAAAAAACTGATGGTACTTTGCCATTCTAGCAATGTCCTTTTCAGAAACACCCTTGAGGCGGCGAACATCAGTGTTGTGTCGCAAATCTGCCATCTTAACACGCATAGCATCTTTATTAGCAAACACCACTTCCTTGTACTCATCGTAGGTCTGCCCGGGCATCTTAGTCAATGAACGAATGCCTTCGATAACCCTTTCGCTCATACCTGCTTCACGCAAGTCCTTGAAAGTGACACTAGTGTCCTCAACAACGTCATGCCCAAGAGCCATGCACATCAGTTCCTCATCATCAGTCTTGAGGTAGTGCATAACCTTAAGAGGATGCAGAATGTAGGGATTGCCACCTCGGTCAAACTGACCTGCATGTGCGTTAGTAGCAAGTACTAACATCTTGCCTAGCATTTCACCTTTTCTCATTTTCTGCTCCTTTTCTTTACTGTAATTACATCATAGACTATTTGGTATTATTTGTCAACCCCAAATGTGTTAAGTTCGGGTCGCATATTTTACAATCCTACACTTTTCTTAATTACATACCGGGCAATCTTTTCATCAAAGTACATACGAACACCATCTTTGACAGGGTCCTGTACTACAATCTCACCCAGTTCTGTAGCAAGGGTTTGTGTGAATTTAAGTAGGATAGAATAAGTGTCCTCAGATTGACTCAACGGATCACGATCCAAAATCTCTACTGTACTGTTAATCAATTTTTCAATTTGTGTGTTCATATTAGGATCCAGTTGACAAGAAAAGAATTGTAGGGTCGATAGAGGATTGAGTAAAGCCTTCGATGAATGAATGATGCTCATCACCACTATCACGTATAAGTGCATTAGACGCAACATACAATGCCGCCCAAGTGCTACCATTGATTGCAACTTCGTGATCACCGGAACCATATGCACGATATACCACTTTTGTCACACCTTCAAACGGATGACGTTCGCTAAGTTTGTCAACCTCGTATATAGACCAAGTAGCAAACAAACCAAGTTCCTCACGAACCCGATCAAAGTAATCCATTTTGGTTTCAAAGGCCAAACTGTCCTGCTCGTAAGCATTAGCAAGACCACTACGAATATCGTTTGCGGCTTTAGCCAATTTGATGTACAGTTCCTTGCTCAGGATATCTTCTAATGTTTGCTTGACAGAATCCAATTCACACAATGCATTGTGAATAGTCTTGAATTCTTCGGCTGTCAGAGTGGGGTTGCAATTCATTTTGTGTCCTTTATTTAACTGTCTAAGATTCTATTATATACCCAAACCCATTTAATGTCAACCTTTTACACCGAATGTGTTGAGTTCGGGTTGCATTGTGTTAATCAACACTGTCTCACGGGCGTGTGCTTCTTTCTTGCCACGCACGATTTCAACAATACCAAATGTGAATGCTTCGTTACCGTGTGTGCGGATAGACTCGCTCAAAGCCCAGCCTTTGCTTTCAGTGTTGGCACGTTGAACGTGCTTTTGAACACGGCGAAATACTGTACGCTTGGCGTTGCCACCGAATGACAGAACCGTCAAACCAATGTATTCTTGGCCGGTCACATTGTTGCGAATCACGTAGATAACGTGATTACGATCTGATCGGCGCTTGCGGGTGTTTTTCGAGTTCATGCATGTATTATATGCCCAAACCCA